TCAGAACAAAGCCGATTCTAGCGAGTCGGTTTTTTTGTGGAGATTTTTGGGGATAGCGAACTGCTGGAATTGCAAGTCCGGTGGGGAGTGACAAGGTGATGTTCCCTGCATCACCTTCCCTATAAAAAATACAGGGAAATCACTTAGGGGGTGAATGGAATGTGTGAGGAAAAGACTAAGGTTTGTTTTAAATGTGGGAGAGAATTACCGTTAGATGCAGACCATTTTTATAAGAGCAATTCTAGTAAATCTGGTTTTGCGGGTGCTTGTAAGGAATGTAAAGGGCAACCATTCGGACAACGAAAAAAAGTTACGGGTGATGGATGGAGAATATGCCCGCATTGCGAGAGAAAACTACCTGCAACTAAAGAATATTTTAGCGGCAATAAGGGGAACAAAGATGGTTTAGATGCTATTTGTAAAGAATGTATTGGTAGAGTATTTAAAAAACCGCCGCCGAAGTTTAAAGAGGGTTATAAGATATGCTCTAAGTGTGGGCGCGAGTTGCCTGCTACTAGGGAATATTATCATAAAGACAGTAATGCTAAAACTGGTTGTATATCAAGGTGCTTAGAATGTAGTGGTTTATCGTTTGGTTTTTCTATGTTTACTACTCATATTCGCAATGGAAATGGCGATAAACAATGTTGTCGATGCAAGGAATGGAAGTCCGAAGATAACTTTTATAAAAGCCATGTAACTCCTGACGGGTTAATTGGCCACTGTAAAGAATGTACTAAAATAGAAAATGCCAATCGTGACCCTGCGAAGGGCAGAGAATATAATAATCGTCCCGAGGTCAAGAAACGGAGAGAGGAGCGATCGCAACGTCCTGATGTGCGGGAAAGAGATAGGGAGTCTAGTTTAAAATATAGCAAGTCCGATAAGGGCAAGGCCGCTGCTAAAAGATATAGGGAATCCGAAAAAGGTAAAGCAAACAAAAGACGCTATGCAGAATATTATTGGAGATCGCCGCAAGGCAAAGAATCGGCTGAAAAATATCGCAAATCTGAAAAGGGCAAAATAAAGACCGAAAGATATGAGAAAAGCGATAAGGGTATAGCGGCAGTAAAAAGGTATCATGCGTCAGATAAATTCAGAGAAAGAATGAAAATCACTGCGCATAATAGGCGGGCTAAAATGCGAGAATTAGAATGTTCTTTAACTATTGAACAATGGGAATTTTGTAAAGAGTATTTTAATGACAAATGTTGTTATTGCGGTAAAAAGAAAAAATTAGAACAAGACCACTATATAGCCTTAAATAAGAATGGAGAGTACGAAAAACAGAACATTGTGCCTGCATGTAAGTCATGCAATGCTAGTAAACTCGACCATGATGCATTAGAGTGGTTTAGAAAACAATTATTTTACAGTGAAAAACGCGAGAAACGGATACTGAAATATCTAGGTTATGTTAATGAAAAAATACAACAAAGAACATTGTTTTAGCGGGTGAACCCCGTTATTTTTATGGTCTTTTTGAAGGGGGTGATAACGATGGTAACCGCAAAAAGTAAGCAACCCAAAAAACTGGTTTTAAACGGAACACCTAATCCTGTTCAACAACAGTTTTTCCTTGCACAGCAGGCCCACATAGGTTTTGGCGGCGCGAGATATGGGGGAAAATCATGGGCAATGCGCCGTAAATGCGTACTATTGGCCTTAAAGTATCCGGGCATACAGATTTTATTACTAAGACGTACACTTCCTGAATTAAGAGAGAATCATCTTATTCCTTTAATGGCAGAGTTGGGAGCAACCACAAAAGACGGAATAGCGAAGTATGACCGGGAAACAAACGCTTTTATGTTTCCTATTGGTTCGAGATTAAAATTAGGATATTGTGACAATGATGCCGATACAATCCAGTATCAGGGACAAAGCTATGATTGCGTTTGCTTCTGACGTATGAAGAGGCTACCAATTTTACAGAGTTTCAATGGAATCAAATTAAACTTTGTTGTCGTACTTCTGAAACCATCCGAGTACCATTTAGACCCCGACGCTACTATACAGCGAATCCAGGGGGAGTCGGGATGGCATGGTTTAAGAGGATATTTATAGATAGGGATTACCGAGAAGGTGAGAACCCCGACGATTTCAATTTTATACCCGCTAGAATTTACGACAATCTAGTGGTTATGGAGCGTAACCCTGAATACTTGAATGAATTAAAAAGTTTACCTGATGAATTAAGAAGGGCATACCTTGATGGCGATTGGTCGGTGTTTCAGGGTATGTTTTTTACTGAATGGAATACGGCTATTCATGTGATAGAACCTTTTGACATTCCTGTATGGTGGAGGAAGTTCCGTTCGCTGGACTATGGGCAGGATATGACCGCTTGCTATTGGTGGGCGGTGGCTGATAACGGTCAATGCTTTATCTATAGGGAATTGCATGAGCCTGATTTAATTTTATCCGAAGCTGCCAAGAGAATAATGGAATTAAGTCCACCAGATGAATACATTAGTTATACCGTTGCTTCTCCTGACTTATGGAGCCGCCGACAAGAAAGTGGAGCCTCCGGCATAGAACTTATGTCCAAGGCGGGATTAAAAGGTTTAATAAAGGCCAACAACAACCGCATATCAGGCTGGCGACAAGTTAGGGAACATATTCACCCATACGCTATGTTAGACGATAAAGGGCAACCTGTTTTGGATGAACATGGAGGGGCAAGAAAAACCGCTAGGTTATTAGTATTTAGCACTTGCAAGAATCTGATAAGGTGTATGCCGCTATTGCAGTTTGACCCTCATAATTCAGAGGATGCTGCCAAGAATCCGCATAACGTAACTCATGGGCCGGAATCTGTACGCTACGGCGCAATGTCCCGTCATCCCGAGTACAGCAAGCAGGAGCAACTCCTATTTCCAAAAGGCACGTCGGCTAGTGATGCCGAGAGGATAAGGAATAACATGGACTTCGCAAAGGTCTACGCCAAGATGCAAGGACAGCAGATAAGGGGAGGGTGGTAAGTTGGAGTATGTTTTACTAATTATAGCCATGGTGATTATCTCAACGATTGTTTCATATATTTACTATCGTTTTTTGGTATGGGATAGCGCTAAAAATTATGCTAAATGGAAAATTAAACTAGACAAGATTGACCAGTGCCCAGCCCCGCAACCATCCGGTAATTCGGAAGTTGACGGGGTTTTGTTTGAGCAAAATTAAGGAGGAAAGATATGAGTAAATGCGTAAAATGTAGTCATCAAAAACTATGTATTCACGAGTCATCGTATATCAGTTTAGTTAAGAAAATAAACCAATCTTTGCCGGGCGAAGAAATGATCGCTATGGGGGATAATTACCCGTTTAGCGTTGATGTGAATTGTAAGTATTTCGCGGAACAAGAAAAGATTATACGCGATAGACTTTTGCAACAACAGTATAATGATAGTACAAATATTGGAACAAACATAAAACAGCCAGTGAATCCCAATTTTTACGGCTATGGACGAGATGAAAATTAAATAATTTAACCCTGCTTCGGCGGGGTTTTTCTTTTGAAGGCGGGTGATTATTGTGAACCTTCGGTTACTAATCAAGCTTAGTCTGTGCAAACATTTTCTTGTGCAATCGTTCTGCAAACATTGCGGCAGGACGGTACATGATTTTATTGCTCCGAATGATATTTGGAAACAGATTGAACCACACATTAGGCACGGACATGTTCTTTGTTATGATTGTTTTTGCGAAGCATGTTCAACGCATGAACTGCCTGTTGTGTGGGAGTTAAGGGCAGGTGATTCAATTTGAGCCTATTAGAAACCTTGAAATCCCCAATAAAGGCGGTGAGAAAGAAATTGGCAGAACGCAAGCAGAAGCAAAAATCAGAGGAAGAGACACAGGAGCTTCTTGATAAATGGAAACAACAGTTTGAAATTGACAGGCGAACAAAAAGCCCGATAGACCAGTCATTTAACGAATATGAGCAATATTATCAAGGTTCAAGGGAGTTTAAGAATCTGCGCGACGAGGGATATAACCAGAACCGCGATGTCCGAACAGTTGTTAATCTGGTTCGCACTCCGATTGAGGCATTGATTGACTTATCTGTTCCGCAACCGGACTTATCGGCAGTAGCCTTAGATGATGAATATGCAGTTAAGTTAATGAACCGATATGTTGATTATGTCTGCAAGTCGCAGGACTTAGAGGAAATCAACCTTGAGAATGAGCGTAGAGTCAAGAAATTCGGCGGTGCGTTCTATAAAGTTCATTGGAATAATGCTATTCGATTCGGCTCATATGTGGGCGACATTGAGATAAGTAATCCCCATCCGCTACATATCATCGACAATGCCGGTGCTTTGGATTGGGACAAGGACTTAGAGCATTATCATCATGTATTGAATAAGACCGAGAAATACATCTTGCGTCGCTGGCCGCATATAACCAAAGAGGACTTAGAGGATAAGGCAGTTCTTTACACGGAATATGATGACTTGGCGGATGGAACAAATACGGTCACAGTCGATAATACTACAACTTATAGCAGTAATACCGAAACCGGTTTAAAGCGCTATACCATTATCGAAACTACCTATAAGGATGATGATGGCGATATAGGTAAACTCTGGTGGTCAGGTGATTTACTACTTGAGCATACGCCTAAATTCTACTGGCACAGGGACGAAAACGGCGAGCCTACTGACATGGAAATATTGGAGTTGGGCACACCGATAAGAACCGGATTGGATGAAGAGACCGGCGAGCCGATATTTAAAACGATAGAGGAAATCGTTACCGACCCTGACATGATGGTCTATGACGATATGGGCAATTTGATTGGTATCAAGGTTGACTACTACATCCCGCAAGGTTGGGACATAATTTATCAGCCGTACTTACCAAAGGACTTGTCGTCTTGG